GGCGTTAGAGCTGCACGTCGGTCTGATAAGTCCATTTTGCTGGTTCCATAGTTGGAAGCAGTTGGAGGAGTCTAGAAGACTCCTATCAGGATCCTATATCCACGATACGATGTAGTGATGATTGTCAGCTTTCGCGGGCAATCACCTTTGCGACCAGTCCAGAAGTGGACAGGAAAGAGTCGAGACCGCCATGCGCAAGAAGCGCGTCGGCGTCGACCTGAGGGCCGTCATAAGTTTTGACGACCATCCAGGCCGAACTCGTCTTGAGGTACGCCCCGGTTCCGTCATAGTGTTCGACGTTAAACCGGACAAGATGGCTTTCGCCCGTACCTCCGCGAGGAACGGTGGTGTGTTTGACTTCCATAGTCAAGACATCACCGCCTGCAGTAACTCCTCGGAAATCCGAAGAGTAGTTGCCCTCACGAACTTTCGTGAGAACAACGCTTGCAGCATCGTACGTGATAGTATAAGAGTTGTCCAACATGCTAGTTGCTCCTTCAGGGGATTAGGACGCATCACTGCGTTCAAGTTTCTCTGCTTGCAGTAAACAGAGTTGCATGGCCTATGAGGTTAAGACCACACCGTCTAGGATAGAGGTTTAGGTACGAGAGTACCGCGACCTCGAGCTGCCAAGAGCCAAGAGATTCAACATCATCCTCGGTGTGAGGAATGGTGTGAATGAAATTCTTGGGACGGCGTTATTGGTAGTAGTTCGTTTCCAGGCTTTGTTATCAGCTTTCCCCATTGACACTGTAGAAGAGTCAACGGATCGAATCTTGATAACTTCAACTGTAGTAGTTACAGTACACGACTGACAAATGTTCAGAGATGAACAAGAGTAATACGTGTAGCCTTGGTTAGCTTCTAAGTAGTCGCTAACAGAAACGAAATAGTCGATCATCCATGACCATGGTAAAGCATTCCATAGCACGGACATCGTACTTCCTGATGAGAGTGCTCGTTTGAAACGAAACATCTCATCAGGGCTACCAGTGGGTGGAGGATTGTAAGTTGCAAGAGTAGCAACAAACCAAGCCCTCGTGTTTGCAGTATGCTGCAAACGCCAGTCAATGTATCCAACAGGTGTTAGACCTGTTGTTGCTTTCGTCCCATTCCAGGACGTCCGCAAAGAGCCAAGTTGGCCCTCGATACGTTTAGTTCTGCGAATCTTCTCTATCTCTTCGACCCTCTTTTGTACCTGTTCAGTAAAACTAAACAGAGTACGAAGATCGTTAAGTAGAGGAGCCCAACCAAAGTTATGGGCAAGAATCGCATCGCTAGTTGGAGTTCCAGATCGGCCAAGTAATAGCCGACCTGTATCTCTGATAAGCGAAGGGAGTTCCCTAAGTTCGAACACGAAATTAGGGATAGACACAAGAGGCCGAACAGGATTAAGTTTCTGTAAGGCATTTGTGACTAACTCCGACGAACTAATATAGACTGCGTTCCCTATAGACTGAGGAGAAGTAACGCCAAAGGCGTGATCTCCATAGTTCAGATAGGATCCATCGTCATCAAACGATTTGATCCGCCATGGTTTGTGTATGGTTTTATCCACACGCTCACCTGGTTTATCTGGCCAGTCAGTAGGGTCCCCACCAAGCCAGTCGTACATCGCTTCGTAGCGACGCTTATACCCAGGTTGGGTATAGTCGTTGCGTACACCGGTAGTCTTCCTTATTCTGTAGGAAGAACCTCCCGCTAGATCTCCAGTAGTACGAGACCTAGAGCGACTTACTAATGGCATAGCTCACCTCATTGAGGAGTCCAAGATGGAACAGGCGTAAGCCTGCAGACCACTCCGGTATGGAGTG